ATTGTGACATAAAAAAACCACCCCGCCCATTAAGAGCGAGGTGGTTTTTTGTTGAAAAAGTTCTATTTAGCCTTCAACAACCGTGAATGCTACAGTTAGGTCCTTGCCTGCGTAGCTGCTGCCGATTTGGCCAATTGTGACGGCGATAATGTCGCCTGCATTGAACGAGCAGTTAGCGGGAGTAAGGGTAGCCGCATCAACTTCTGCGCCTGCAGCAATCGAGAACTGACCAGCGTTTACTGCACCTTTCACCAAAGTGAAGTTCAAAGCAGCACCTGTTGCCGCAGTGGAAACTACTGCCATTGCGCCAGTGATTGTTCCGCCGAAAGGAAGAGCAACTTTTCCGACAAGGCTTGTTGTGAGAACCCCTTCAATTTTTATTGTGACTGTTGTTGGGGCAAGGACTGCTGTTGACATGTTTTCTCCTGTGAAAGTCGTTGTACACAAATAATAACACGAAGTGATTTTCGTTTTTTGAATTATTAAGAGAATTGTTTATTGTTTGTTTATTATTAACTCATGTATTCTTGAACTTAGGTACCTACAACTCGCTGTCAGAAAGGAAAGGACGGTGGTCAATGTCTAGTGGCCTAACCACGGCAATCCGGAGATTAATTTTTTAACTTCTCTACAACCGCCAGTCTCTGCAGGACAGGCGGTTGTTTGCTGTATGGGCACTGTTTGTGATTGTTGTACAATTGTTTTAACACAAGAGAATTGTGACCGTTATAGGTGAAGGTCGGGTAGGACGAGTCCTGCCCGATTTTCATGTAGTAGGGTCTTTTTGTGCCTGATATAAAGCTAATAGGACTAGACCTTTCTCTAACCTCTACCGGCGTATCAATAAATGGAAAAACTTCGATTGTTTCCACTAAGGCCAAGGGCCCTGAAAGACTTTCTTACGTAAACAAGACATTGCTCCAGATATGCCTAGACGAAGAAATCGACTGCGCCATCATTGAGGGCTACTCGTTTGCGTCACGCAACTCACAAGCCCATAGTATTGGGGAGCTTGGTGGGTGCATTAGGATGACCTTCTGGGAATGCGGGATTGCCTACGTAGAGGTCCCCCCAACCTCCAGAGCTAAATTTGCTACTGGAAAAGGCAACGCAGGAAAGACTGAAGTCATATCTGCAATCTCTTCCAAAACAGGCATGGTTTTTTCTGGCTCTGGTGCAGATGATGAATGCGATGCGTGGATTCTTGAACAGATGGGGCTTGCATATTTAGGAAAAAGCCAATACGATTGGACGGCAACACAACTCTCTTCTCTAGAAAAGATAGATTGGTCGTCGATGGATAATACAAAGGATTCAAGTGAAAAATAGAAACCAGCCAATTAGTCAAGTTGATATTGAGAACGAACTTCTTCGCTTATTAGGAATGCTCGAAGAAGAAACAGAAGCCTTCGAGGTTCTTGCTATAGACAACGCCAAGAAAGAAGCACTTCACAAATCAAACTGGGCCAAAGAATATCTTTCAGCAAAAGGCTCAATCAAGGAACGCGAAGCATGGGCCGACTACAAGTTGGACGAATCTTCGTTTGATTACAAAATCTCCGAAGCTCTTGTTAAATCAAAAAGAGAAAAACTACTGTCTCTACGAACATCGGTAGATGCAATGAGAACGCTTAACGCTAACGTAAGGCATCAAGTATGAGCAATGGTATTCATCCGTCACTTATAGGAATGGCTGTTGATATCAACACGCTTCTCCCACTTGAGAAGAACCCAAGAGTTGGGGACGTTGATGCTATTACTGCTTCCTATGCCGAGTTTGGACAAGTCAAGCCAATCGTTGCCAAAAGAAATGACGACGGAACAGCGACCGTCATTGCTGGTAACCACCAACTAGAAGCCGCCAAGATTCTTGGCTGGGACCAGATTGCTGTTATCTATCTCGAAGGTGACGACTCTCGCGCCGTTGCGTTTGCGCTTGCCGACAATAGAACAGTTGAGCTTGGTTACTCTGAGCCAGAAATTCTTTACGAACTAATCAGTTCTGTCAGTGAAGACTACCCAGAACTTTTAGAAGGACTCGGTTGGGATGAATTTGAGATTGCTGAATACGAGCAAGAGGCTTACAGAAACAGCAGCGAGATGTCAACTAGCGGAAGTTATGTTCCGCCAGTACTAATCGATAGAAACACAGAGATTCAAGGCTTTGACGATGTCCCTGAATTGCGTCCACAGGAGTTCACTGTCACTAGGGATAGCGAAGGTGAGAAAAGAATCGTTGCGCCTTCGTCATCTGACCAAAACGACATAGCTGTTCGTGGTTCCACAATGGCTGCAGGTGCAGCACAACAAGCCGTGGTTCAGTTCACGCTCGTTTTTGATAACCCTGCCCAACAGTCTCGTTGGTACGACTTTATCCGCTGGCTAAGAAGCGATGTTTCGATTGTTGGTAACACAACCGCAGAACGGTTAATGGACTTCATCGGTCAGCACTCGGAGATTTGATGAGTCTCTGGTCGTGGGTTTTAGGAACTCTTGGAGTTACTGGTCTATTGATTGCCGGCAACAGGGTTTGGTGGGGTTGGTTAATAAACTTTGCCAATGAAATTCTCTGGGTTGTCTATGCAGTCAAAACAAAGCAGTACGGCTTTATTCTGATGGCTGCCGCATACGCTTTGGTTTACGCAAGAAACGCTAGAAATAGCTGGAAATACAATGAGTCCTGAAGAAGTAATTGAACTTGAAAAACTAATAGCCGAGCGTGATGAACTACGTCGCATCGTGGATGAACTACGTGCCGAGGTTAGTCGGCTCTCACAGATTGCAAAATACTAATGACTAGACAAAGAATGTTTCTTGACATGAGTTGCATTGATGCAGCCCGCCAAAGAATAAGGCACGTATACGACACGTTTGACACGGTGTGCGTTCAGTTCTCTGGAGGCAAAGACTCCTCTGCTGTCATGTATCTTGCCAAAGAAGTTCACGAAGAACGCGGCCTCGGTCCTGTAAAAGTCATCTTCAGAGACGAAGAAATGGTGAGCCCCAAGACGATTGAGTATGTTGAGAAAGTTCGTAACTACGACTGGGTTGACATGGAGTGGTATTGTCTTCCTTACCCAGCAGAGATATGGGTTCTTGGTCAAAGAGTAACTACGGTGCTCTGGAGCAACATGCGAAAGAACCAAGGACGACTTGTAAGAGACATACCGCCTTGGGCTATCACTGGGGAAGACTTTGGACTAACCCACGACGTTTCTCTTCCAGAACAAACCGACTACTACACCATGCAAGGCAAGAAAGGAAACGTTGCCTTTATTACCGGTGTCAGGGCGAGCGAGTCAATGGTCCGCTATAGGTCGTGCGTTCAGAAGCTTCACGAGAACTACATCGTTACTCCTTACAAACTTAAAACTGGAATTCCGATGAAGTTTGCCAAAGTGATTTATGACTGGAATACAAATGACGTATTCAAGTTTCTAATCGAAGAGCATGGGTCCGAGTACTGCGAGTACTACGACCTCGCTGCACAGACACAAAGCAATACAAGAATCGGTATCCCTCTTCACAGCATTGCAATTCGCAGAATTGGTGACGTAGTCGCTACGGAGCCGGAGTTCTACGACAGGCTTGTTGAGTGCTTCCCACACATAGACGCTCAGCGTAGATGGTGGCCTGAGTTTGATATTGAAAAACTCATAAATGAATACTCCGGGCTTGGCCTAGAGGGTGCTTCAATGTTTATTGAGGACTACCTTGTTGGCGAGCGCAGGCAAATGGAAGCGAAGGCATACGTGTCCAAGTTTCGCAAAAAACATTTGGAAGACCAGCGTGGATACCCAATCAGTCTTCTAATTAGAACCCTTGTCCTAAATGAGATAGATGGTGGTTCACCTTCGCCAGTTGGACCAGGGACCAGGGCCTACACAGTAAGAAACAATGACGAAGAAATGGATGCAACTTATGAAGTATGAAATAGAGGAAGTTGACCCATCAACGCTAGTTGTTCCATCATGGAGGGCGACCTACATACTGAGACCGGACCTTTTAGTTCTTTCTGCATCACTTACCGATTTTGGCTTTATCCAACCAATCCATGTTTCTTCAAGGACTGGAGAAATCATCGACGGCTCTGAACGTTATTTACTGGCTACAAACGTAAAGCAAATAATGGACATAGCCGGAAGAACAATCCCGGTCATAAAGCACGACATTGGAACCATGGAAGCAATGGAAATGCATCTTCGCCTCAATAGGGGGCGAGGTTCGGTGGTTGCCAAACCAATGTCTTCGATAATTAAAAAACTCGTTAGGTCTAGGGCCGCCACCCAAAAGAGCCTGGAAAGAACGCTGTGCATGAAGGGCAATGAATATTCTTTAATGATTGACGGAACAATACTGAAGTCAAGAAATATTAAGGAATATACCTACTCAAGAGCATGGGTTCCGGTTGAGGCTCCTCCAGGAACTCTTGACAAGGGGCCAGCAATAGAGTCCCCACCAAACAGCGACAGATAGGCCCTTGTTGGCGCGGCTATTTATTAATAGCTTGGCGCTGTATGGTAAACTTCTTTAAAATGTTTCTCAAAGGAGTTGGCTTATTATGCCTAGAGTAAGATACGGCCCGGACATTACAGACGACGCAGACTCACTATTGCTCGATGATAGTCGAATCAAAAATCAGCTTAGAGGCGCAACTGGTCCAAAAAGGGTAAAACTCCTTAAAGAAAAGGACCTCGTAAACAAGGCAATCAAGGATGTTTTTGGTTCTAGAGCCAATGCCAGAAAATTGGCTGCAGAGTCAGTTAGACGACAGGGCTACATGTCGTCCGCGGATGCTAGGGCCATTGGAGCCAAAAGAAACCAGAAACTCAAGGGCAAGGGACCACTTGGTCTTGCCGCTACCCCAGGCCGTGGCAGTCAGCAGATTGGTCGCAAGAAGGGCTACAAGGTTCGTCAAGGTACAAATAACGAGGACCTCTTTAGGTCGGCAACGGCAAAAGCCAAGTCTTCTGACATCATGCGCCGCGTAAAGGCTCAGAAAACTCAAGCTCAAAAATCCAAGAGCAGTGCTCAAAAAGCTGCCAAAAAAATTGGTGGAGCAAAGAAAGCCGCGCCGGCTAAAAAAGCAGCACCAGCCAAGAAGGCAGCAGCAGTTAAAAAAGCAGCAGTCAAGAAGGCTCCAGCCAAGAAGGCCACACCAAGAAAAAAGCGTTAAGTCGGTCCTTGTGACTGATTAACGCCTAATGGAGGTATCAAGTGCTAGCAACCAGAGCAGACCTTATTAACTATATGGACATAAAGCTGTCCCTGCGTCAGCAGGATGCGGCCGACATGATTCTTGCAGGACTCCAATCCGAGATGGAGGCGTACCTTCGTCGACCTGTTGAGGTTGAAGAATTTGAAGAACAGCATGTTATTGAGTCAATGTTTCATGGAGTGCCGATGGGAACCTTTCTAAGTGCCCCTTCCGGTGCCTATACCGACTCGTTCTCTGAGTCAAGCATGGTCGACAGCACAACATGGGCAACCCCTCCAAATACTGTCTATTTGCGCAACTCTCCCGTAGTTGAAGTTACATCAGTTACGGTAAAGCCGGTAGACGGTGTACTTAGGACTCTTGTGGTCGATGAGGAATACATAGTTCGTAGATTCGGAATTGACTACTTTTACGCCCTGGATGGCGACATTGTCACTGTTACTTATACTGCGGGTCTGGATGGTTCAGCCATCCCAATGTTCAAGCTCCTCATCCTGAGGGCTGCATCTAGAGAGATGCAGAACATGCACGACGATGTTGTAGGGCTTAAAGACATCACAACACGAAACGTTGGCCCTCTGGTCACTGGATTCCTAGATACTGAACTTATGTCCTTGAGAAAGTACAGACGAAGTAGAATAGCGTAATCATGTCGGGAGTCAGAATAGACGTTGAGGTCAGGATTGAAAAAGTCCAGAATCTCATTGACGACATTGGTGATAGATGCACGGACGTTAAGCCCGTGTTTCAATGGGCGCATCAAGTATTAAAGAAAACTTTTGCAGACAACTTTGCCAGCAATGGCCTCCCTGTTGGTGGCTGGTCTCCTCTTGATGCCGAATACGCCGCATGGAAGGCTAGGGCGCTCCCAGGGAGAACAACGCTCATCCGTAGCGGAGAACTGTTTAAAAGCCTCTCCGAGCTCTCTGACCCCTCTGTGAACGAAATAAACAAGCTAAGCGCAACATTCGGAACTGGATTAAACTATGCTCCGTTCCACCAGAATGGAACCCCAAACATGCCTAAGCGTCAAATTCTTTTTATTCCACAATCCTTCATTAGCGAGTTTGCAGAGAAAGTGGCAAACTACATCGTTGAAGGCAATGAAGGGTTGACAGCTTAATGCCTACAGTTCCTGGATATCCGTTAATGCATGGCGCTCAGTTCGCCAAGCAGTACGTAAATAATTATCTTTCAGAAGACATTCCCGTGAGAATCATTGATTATCGCAACGGATGGAGTGTTGATGACATTACCCTCCCAACCCCTGAAGGTTTTACAACATACGAGCCGTTCGCTATCGACACGTGGCCCCTTGTTATCACTGTAGTTATTGCTTCTACGGCTTTTAACCGCATTGGTTTTGACGGTCCGGACCCTCTTTACAGAGTTTCATACTCAATGCGAACCTACGTCTGGGTCAAGACGGAAGGCTCCGAAGAGTGCACAATCATGCGAGACAGGCTCACGACAGTCTTGAGGTCGGCTCTTCTCGACTATCCGTGCCTAAAAGCGTATGACGAGAGAGCATCTTTTAGGGTAGTAATTGACGAGGGTTCACTTCGTGAAGAGTTTTCTGATTTAACACTGCTTAAAGGCGACAGAATCATGGCTGGAGCATATATTTCCTACAATATGGAGATAGATGAGGTCGTTTCTCGTAAGCCAATTGGCATTGTGTCAAGCATTGATTTAGAAATAGATGGCGGCGGCAACTCGGCCACGCCGCTTCCGGTTCTGTAATTGACTATGTCGTATTTTATTTATACAGCATTCTTTTTAACAGTTGCAATAATCAACCTCAAATCATCTGTACAATATAAACCGTTGGCGGCATTGTCACTCAACACGAACCACAGGAAGGTCTTATGCCAGGCGTAGTTATCTCCACAGCAGTCAGAACAGGCCCATCTTCCGCGACAGTGCGCGAATCTTCGCAGCTTTTTGTTGTCGGATTAGCGGAACGAGGAGCTTCTGGTGAAGCAATCCTTGTTCAGAGCCTCGCAGAATTTGAACAAATGTTCGGCGGATACGTTTCGTATTCGTACCTACACCCAACAGTCGAGACCTTCTTTGAAGAGGGTGGCACTCAGTGCTACATCTCCAGAGTTGTAGGCCCTGACGCAACAGCAGGAACACTTGTTCTTGAAGATGCCACAGACCCAGTCATGACAGTTGACGCCAATGGCGCAGGTGCATGGAGCGCAGATGTTGAAGTTACTGTTACTCACCCAACAGCAACAACATTTACAGTTTCCGTCTCTTACGATGGCGACGTTGTCTACACCACAGGGAACGTTACCTCGGTAGCGCAAGCTGCTGGTCGTATCAACTTGAGCTCAGTTGCTTCTCGCTACGTAACAGCAACAGCTGTCACCGGTGCAACAACTAGACCAGTGGTTCTAGCCTCAACGCCCCTCTCGGCAGGCGACGATGACCTTCTTGCCGTAGACGACGACGTTCTAATCGCCGGCCTTGATGTCTTCAACGACTCTCTCGGAACTGGTGCGGTTGCAATCCCAGACGCAGAAACGGCTACTCGCCTTACTGTTGGTGGTCCGGTAACTGACTACGACGGCACGCTGAAGGCCACACAGGACGTATCAACCGCCCTTATTGCTCACGCAAACACCAACAACAGAATCGCCATCTTGCATGGTGGTGTTGCTGACACTCCAGCGTTCGTAATTGCTAAGGGTGACACACTCAAAGCTCTTGACTCTACCGAGCATGCTGCAATGTACTACCCATGGGTTTTCGTTCCAACAACCACCGCCGGTGTAAGCAGACTAATCCCGCCAGACGGCTATGTTGCCGCCAAGCGCGCCCTGGCCCATAACCAAGGTGGAGCACATGTTCCAGCAGCCGGTTTGATTTCTGTAGCAAAGTTTGTTTCAGGAACCGCTCGCGACATCAACAAAACAGATGGTGACGCACTTGATACCGACCAGATTAACTCAATCAGAATCATTCAGAACTCTGTGAGAATCTACGGTGCTCGTTCATTGTCGGTTGACACTGAAAACTTCCGCTACATCACGACTCAGGAAATCATCAACCACATCGTTGTTGCTTCCCAGCGGTCCCTCGAAGACCTTGTCTTCGGTGTAATCGACGGACGCGACACAATCTTCTCGGCAATTACGTCAAGATTGATTGCAATCCTTGCGCCATTGCGTGAAGAAGGTGCCTTGTTCCAGGCTTTTGATGCCAACGGCAAGAAAGTCGACAATGGATACACAGTCCGTTGCGATGCCTACCTCAACCCAGTCAGCCAACTAGCAGGCGGTACCGTCAAGGCCAAAGTTGGTGTTCGCACCAGCGGTGTCGGCGACAAAATCGAAGTCGACATTATCAAGTCGAATCTGACCGCCAGCGTCGTCTAAAGAAGGATATAAACATGCCAAAAGTATCTCAGCGCCAAGTACTCGCATCGGTCGTACCGGTCGAAGCAGCGAAGCACCCGAAGTGGACAGGTTTTTACTTTGCCCAGGTTTCTGGTGGAGAAATTACTGCATCCGTAGAAAAGATTTACGAAGGCGGCAAGCTCCGTCCTACCGTTCTCTGTGCCCCATCTGAAGTTGGCGACATTACGCTGACCGCTCATTATGACGACGACAGAAACGCAGCAGACGGCCCAACAGGAATTGCAGAAAAAATTGCAACACTCCGCCCGTTGGTTGGTCGCGCTTCGTATGACATTACGATTGAGACCTTTGACTGTGACCTCAAGGTTCCAGGCACTGACCGCGTGTACTCAAAGGCCCTCTTGGTCGGTATCACAGAGCCAGACGGCGACTCATCTTCGGGTGCTCCTGCGACTTTCTCGCTAACATTTGCCATCTCGGACGTTGAGTCCGGTGCTGGCGCAGCTGGCTGATAAATCTTCTCTTCTGAGTTCCATCACTGGCATGAGTGATGTGCTAGGTTTTCTGTCATGACAGAAAACTCTGAACTCTACACAACATCCACAGAAGATTCTTCTCCTAAGGGCAAGCAGAATAAACCTGCTGTTACCGTAGAAGAAACTCCACTTCAGAAGCTTACGAGCATCGTGAAGAAAAAGGTTGAGCGCCAGGTTGTGCTTATTCCTGTTCCAGAACGTCCTGGCGTAAAAATCAAAATCAGTCCAAACATTACCCAGAATCAAATGAAGAACTGGCGTAAGCAAGCTGGTGAAGACACCCGTAACGGCATGGACGGAACTCGTTTCGCCTGCTCAGTTATTGGTCATACAACCGTTGGAATCTTGTTTGATGACGAAGAAGTATTCGATGATGCCGGTAACGAGCTGTCATTCGCTTCTCCAGTCATTCTTGAAATGACCAACACTACTCGCCCGCTCCCTGACTGTGTCAAGGAATTCTTTGGAGTTGACCCTCATATCGAGGCTGCCGCTCTTTCAATTCTTGACGCTGCTGGATATTCTGATTCGGTGGACGTTGAGGACCCTACGAAGGGGTCTTCGACGAACTAGTTGAAGACCCGCTCGTCATCTCGGCAGCAAGATTAGGCGAACTGTTCGGGACAGACCCAGTCAGACTTTTGGATTCAACAGAAACTGAATGGCTCATAAGGCTTGCTTGTGCTAAAGTAATAAGTAACGACCGCGAAGAGCAGGAACGCAAATCTAGGCAATAAACTAGATTTCCTTCCTACACTCACGCGATTTTCCCAAAAATCGTCAGATGAGCGTGTGAGGTCTATACGTGGCCAGGGCTGAAGGTACAGTCAATATTGAGGTTAAGGGTGCCCTACAGGGTGCCCTTGAAGTACGCACCCTAAGCAAGGCTCTCGACAAGCTTGATAACTCAGGCAAGAAGCTAAGTAGCGGCGCTAAAACAATACAGACTTACACCCAAAATCTGACGACCGCAGGAGTAAAAACCCGTAAAGTTTTTGACTCCATGGACAAGGGCATAAAGATGATGGGCATGGGCTTAACCAAGGGCCTCATGCTTGCCCTAAAAGCTACAGTTCTTCAGTTTGGTGTATTTTCCCTCGCCCTAATGGGTGTTCATGCGTTATTCATTGCAGGAAAGTATCTACATAAAGCCTATTCATGGGGAATGACTGCAATGGCCGGCGCGGCCGCTAGCGCTGCAGTAGCACTTGGAACAGCCGCTGCTGCTATCCGTGAACAACAAGCAGCAATGTTCGCGTTCACAAAGGGTGGAGCTGGAGAGTTTATTTCTGGGACAAATCAGGCCAGAAACGCAATGAGAACATTGCAAGCTGATTCACAGTTGGCAGGACTTGGCGTAGCTGCCTTAAACAAAGCCTACGCATCAATGGCTAAGTCAATGAAGTCTTCGCAGATTGCGCAAAGCGGAGCAATGCTAAAGAACCTCATGGACTTTGGTGCTGCAGGGCAAGACCCAGCAGCAGCAGCCGACAAGGTTGGAGCACTTATTGAAGCCCTCAACAACTCCAAGACAAGCATGGCAAGCGTTAAGCAAGCGGCAAAAGCGCTTGGCCCACAAATGGAACAAGCTCTCAAAAAAGCAAAAGTAACCAGCAAAAAACAGATGAAAGAACTCATCATGTCTGGCGAGCTTGCTAAAGCTGGTGGAGTCGCTGGACAATTTGAAGCGGTCAACTCAACGCTGATTGGGCAAGCCAAATCTTTCTTTACTCAAATAAAAGGCGAATTTGCAGACTTTGGTCAACAGTTTCTTGAACCAGCAAAAGTTGCAATGCAAAAAATCTTTAAGATTATTAGAACTGACCTTTTGCGTGTCAGTGGTTCTTTGGGTGAATTCGGAAAAGGCGCTTTCTTTGACGGACTTGTAAGCGGAGTTGAAAAAATATCAAACTTTTTTGTAAAACTCATGAGAGAATGGTTGCCAAAGACTGATGGCTTTTTCAAAAACATGTCTGGCGGCTGGGAAAAGTTTGCTAGATGGTTCAGAATTTCAAGAGAACAACTTAGACCGTTTGTTGAAGGTGCCAAAGCCGTAGAGGGAATCTTTAAGCCGATTCTTTCGGCTTTGAAGTCTGGGTTTCTAGATTCATTCAAAGACTTCAATGAAGGTGCTATTAGCAATAAGGAAACGTTTGCCGAAATAGGACAAAGCCTTGGTGGCTTAATTACTGAGCTATTTAAACTTTCAGACATATTCAGTACGGCATTTATGGATGCATTGCCTTTCCTTAATGATGTTATTAAAGGCATAACCAGTGTCGTCAGTATGATGACTGGTCTTCTTTCCAAGTTCAGTGGGATTCTTGGCGGACCAATGGCTTACATGGCTCTACTCATGATGGGCCGCAACATGAAGAACAACAAGGGTGGGTTCCTTGGCAAAGAACGCGCCCCCGTAAACACGATGAACGTTACTGCCACCAACGTAAACATTGGCGGCAAACCAATACCCGGTGGTCCTGGTGGACCCCCACCCGGCGGCCCTGGTGGACCAAAACCCATACCTACTGGCCCAAGACCAATTGGTCCAGGAGGAAAGCCGATACCAATTGGTCCAGGAAGACCACCACTTGCACTGGGCCCTGCCAAGGGCAATATCAACTACGACGTACATGGGAGCCCTCTATACGGAGGTCGCAGATGGGGCGGAGATTCAAGAACAGGAGAATTCGATGCCCACGGAAGACCTGTTACATGGGGGAAGGATTACCCCAACCCTGATGCAAAACTTGTAGGAAGAGCTGGTGGCTGGAGAACAAGAAAAGACGGAAGCAGATACTTCAACAAAGGTATGTGGACAAAAAAAACCCCAGGCACTGGCGACGTTGGAATAACGGGTCGAGGTGGCATGCCTTACTCTGGTTCCCCAATGCTCGCCATAGGTGCAGGACCAACCGCAGCAGGAACTGCTGGAGCAACAGACGGAGCCATTCAGGCAGCAAGTGGCGCAAATGCTCGCCGGGTATTGTTAATGCAACAGAGATACCAGAACTTAGGACCAGGCGTAGAAAGAGACCAAGCAGCAGCATGGCTTTCTGGTCGTGGTCACGCATTAACCCCACCGGCCGGTGGCGGTGGAGGAACAAGGTTCTCTTCTGGCGCAACACCCGGACCTAGCGGCGGCGGTGGTGGAATGCCAGGTCCTGGTGGTCCAGGCACGGCACCTCCAGGAGCTGGTGGACCAGGAACCCAAGGCGCATACAGAAGGAACGGCCTATGGGCTCGCATGAATGCCGGTGCCGCCCAGCAGGCTCAGGGCAATACTGGACTTGGTAATGACTTGTTCAGAACAAAAATTACTGGTCGTCGATTTGCAACAGCAGAAACTGATGCAAACGGTGAATACACCGGCCGAGTAATGAATCTAAGTAGAAAAATTGACCCAATCACGGGCAATAGGATTACAACCGGTCAAGGCGCTACTTATGACCCACAAACAGGCTTTGTTTCCACAAAAGGCATGAGCGTTGGAAACAAGATTAAGTACTCCGGCATGACTACCCGCTCAATAAGAAACGGTGCTCTTGGTTCTGCAGTTCTTGGGAATGCCGAAAAAGGTATTGGCGGATTAAATAACAGCATGGGTGCGAAGATGGCTGTTGGTATGGGTATGTCAGCATTGTCTCAAAAGATGCCAGAAGAAGCACAAGGGGCAATGGCTCTTGGCGGAATGGTTGGTCAATTCAACCCACTGGCGGGTATGGCAGTTGGCCTTGGTGGGGCTGCTCTCAAATCAAGAACTGCTGGCGGTGGAGCGATGACTGGTGCTGGGGCTGGTGCAGCAATAGGAACAATGATTGCTCCAGGAATTGGTACTGCCGTGGGTGCAGCGCTTGGTGCAATAACTGGCGCGCTCGCTGGTTTTGTTGGAGGAATGCGACAAAGGGCAAAAGAAGCAAAAGACGCAATGGGGTCTTTCTTAAACGGAATAGCAACACGCGAATTTGTTAATGCTCAGGGTGCAATCGTTAGTCAAGAAAAAGCTGCAGCTGCTGGAGAAAATTTATCTGGACGAAGTGGAGCGCTTGAAGGCGTTGCTGGAAGAACTGCTGAAAAATACCAGAAACTGAGCAACACTCTCAAAGCAAAAAACTTTGGTGGGAAATACAGCACAGAAACAGGCGAGTCAGCGGTTAGTGGCGCAAAAGGTGGCGCTTTGGCTGGAATGACATTGGGTGCTGGTGCCGGAGCAATCGTAGGAACAGCAATACCAATACCTGCGATTGGAACACTCACCGGCGCCCTAATAGGTGGAGCAATTGGTCTTGTCGGCGGAGCTCTTGTGGGTGGTGTTGGTGGCGCAATAAAAGGATGGCTTGGTAGCGGCAAGCGGAAAAAGCAACAAGCAAAAGATTTTAGCATTCTTGAGGAAATAAATAAAGACCCTGCGTTTAAAGGAATTATTTCCGATACTGACATGAAATCTATTAGGAAAGATAAAGGCGCTGCCCTTGAAAAAATGGGCAAAGACCTTCCAGAAAAACTAGCAGCAGCCACAGAGGTAAGTGACCAACAAGCCAAACGTATGGAACTGCTTAAAAAAATGAGTGGCAAGTCAGGTGCGGAACTTGAAGTTCTAGCCAAGAAGATGGGCGTCAATCTTTATGATGCGGCAGCAAAGACTAGTGACATCGTTGAAAAACTTGGAATGACAATGGTTAAAACGGCTAACGAAATGAAGGACGCAAACATTGACGTGTCCGTTAATTCAATTAATACCGCTTTTGATGACATCATAAAAAGAGTCAACGCCCCTAAGATTTACAGCGAGAGAGGGCGGCAAGTAGGCGACGTAATTAGGGGTGGAGGAGATGCTGGCTCTATTCTCGAGGCATTAAAAGGGTTCCAAGAATCGTCGCTCGGAATGGGCGATAGCCCCATAGATTCCTTCTACGGGCAAATGGAGCAAGTTGGGTCACTTGCCAACCCAGGAAAACTTTTCCAAAAAGGTGGCGCATGGGATGATATTGACCCAGCCAAATTCTTTACCCCTGAAGTTTCAGCAGCGCTAGCCAAACAAGCGCAAGAAACCGAAAAAGGATTTACGACAAACGCAACCGGACAAATTTCTGGAATGATGGCCAAATCTGGAATGTATGCAAACGAAAACCAGATGAACGCCATGATTGGGAGCATGGACGCCCCAAACAAGGAAAGATTCCTCAGAGACATGGAGTCTGGGGCTTTCAACATAACAGACCCGTTTGCAAACAAAACCGACGAAGAAGCTAAGAAAATATATAGCGCTAAAGGTTTTGACAGCAAAGAAGCATATATGTCGGCTGAAGTAAACTCCAAGTTTGCTTCTTATGGTGTAAATAATCCGAAGCTTGATTTTGCAAGCATCGATAAAGATACCAATGCTGTTGCCGACAAGATGAGTACCGCCTCGGATACTTTTGCTGCTGCTGTTACAACATTCTCTACCAATATGGGTTCCTACTTTACTGACTCTGCCGGAAAACCTGAGTGGTGGACCAAAGAAGCCATGAAGGAAATCATGAATGGCGACACAAGCACCCCTCGTGGTGGCTCTATAGGAGATACAACTTCATCAAGACTTAGTCAGACAATGGCTAGACACAATTCTATTAACGGTTCAATTGCTGGCAACAGGTCAATAACCTCTTCTTATAGAACCTACGGTCTTGGCTCTCTGAACTCCGACCATGTGACAGGAAGAGCAATAGACCTTGTTGGGCAAAACCTCGGCTCCTATGCTGTCGCCACTCGTAATGCTGGTGGATTTGCGGAGTTCCACGGAAGCGGAAACGCAAGACACCTTCACGCGGTCCCAGGAGCTGGAGCAATCGGCGACACGCTTACTCCAGTTTCTAACCAAACAGGTGGGGCAACTAGCGCTACTGTTACGTCCGGAAGTAACTCGTTTACCTTCCATATCAATGGTGGACAGAATAACCCTGAAGAGATAGCAAACATGGTGATGGCGAAGATACAGAACTCTGAACAGAGAATTAGAGAGAGAATCTAATGGCAGTTTTAGCTCAGCCCATTCAGAATACTTATTTCTATAAAGAAATTCGCAAAACACAGCCCGGGGTTGGGGTCATTTATCCCGGCTACCCTGTTTACCACTTGTATAAAAACATTCCAGATGGTGCGCCGTATAGGTTGGACGAAATTGAATACTGGATGCCCCTTCCAGGACTAAACGTATACAAAGAATACACATCCGGCGATGAAAACGTTTTAGCCGAAAGAACTAAGTACGAGCCACGACTTGAACTAGGAGTTAAAAAAGGTCGTAGGTATTACTCGGACAGGTTTGATGTTTACACTCATAAGTATTGTGGGACCAAGCTTTACGTTGCAACTGGAAGAACCCGTCTTTATCCTCTGTCTCCAGATACAAATCCATATTCGTATAGAAATATTCAGATTTGGATTGAGAGTCCAGAGACATACGTAAATACGTATGACAGTTATGGAACGTTAATCGTTCCGTCCTATTGGTATCACCCTTTCAACAACATGTTTTACCCTTTTGGCAACCTGCAGACTTTTGGAATCACAGACAGTCAGTACCTTATTGACAGCCTGTTCACTAGGGATACGTCTGGCAAGAGCGACGAAGCCTTGATGGCCAATGCTGCAGAATCGATAAGAATTGCCCAAATAGACGAACTGATGTCCAAGGGGAGCAGTAGGGAAGAAGCAGTTGCGTTGATTAATGCCAATGCTCAATCTGCCCTAACAACAAGAGCAGCGCAATCATTGATTACCCCAAACTCAATAACAGCAAGACGCCCAGTAAAAAGTCAAAACATAGCAGTGAACGTCAGAGCATCCTCCCTCAGGGGTGTTTCGGCAAGTTCGGTATCTATTTCAGCATCACAAAATCCAAAACTTGTTCAGACGACAACTTCGGGACAAGAGCCATTAGTGTACGAGTTCCTTCATAGACCAAATCAAATTTCATACAGCAACATAGGTTCAGAGTGGTCGCCAATAGACAGGGCGGCAAATAGGCCTATGATTGACTGGAAAGCATACAAGCTTATGAATGTCTCCTTTAGTTTCATTGTTGCCGCTGATGGCGCGGGAAGCCTTGATACGGCAATAGATGGCAAGGTAATAACAACAAGCATTGATGCAGAACTTAAAACTTTGCGTCAAATGGCAACAAGCCCATTCCCTGTTGTTTTTATGGGATTTGACAAACTGTTGGAAGAGCCAGTCAGGTTTCCATTTAATAACGATGCCGGAAAAGGTTCCTTGTTTGTTATAGCCGACTTTAGCGTTAGCTCTATCTATAGAAGCTCTACTGGGGCAATAAGCCGCGCATCATGCGACATAACGCTTACCGAGTATCCAAAAGAAATGATAAAGCTAATTGAGTTTCCAAAACTCAAACCAATACCGGAAATACCGCCACCACCGCCAGGCAACAAGGGCATGTGCGATAGTACCCTTGCAGAGACAACATGGAATAGAAAAACAGTTAGTGAGGACTTGTTAGCAGAAATGGCAAGACTTGGGTTCATAACGTACAACGGAAAATGCAGCAGCATAATTCCTTTCAATCAAGATGTGTATCAAAAAATTGTCAATAACCCTAGTCTTATCTACAGAATTGATAAAGCGGGCAACACCGGCATGGGGGGCCGTTTAACATAAAATGGAGGTAGACAACAGAATCCCCATTGAATTATGGAAGCAGATTCCGCGTTCTCTTGAGCGCCAGTACGGCGGCGTTATATTCTTCATGGACGAAAAAAAAGAAGAGATAGCTGATGTAAGAGAACGTCTTATTAGTGTAAACGTAAGCTACACGATGAACATGGCTAGCGAGCTGTCGTTTACGGTTCTTGACGAAGGTCTTAAAATGATTTCCAAGAACTATTTTAATATAGGTCGTGTTGTTGCCTATGTTAGCGAGACATTCGGAACCATAGAAAAAACAACACTTCCAGAAACATCACAACGCCAATTACAGCTCTTTGAGATATCCAACGTTGGCGTATCTCAGGGTTCTGGCGAAAACCCCGTAATAACAGTTACATGTTATTCCCGTGCCGTACAGCAAATGAAGAGAGATAGAAAACCTGGAACTATTGGTGGTTCCGGAACCGAGTTTGTAAAAAGGGCCGCAAAAAAATATGGACTCAAATTTTGGGGTGAAACCACTTCAAAGTCGCAACACATAAATAAGGCTTCAGCAGGCTCTAAGGCCGAATCTCTTTGGGATGTCATCGGTAGCCTTGCGAAAGATGCAAAGTTTGTTGTTTACGAAGTGGATGGATATTTAATATTTGCATCTCAAAAATACATTCTCAAAAGATGGGGAACCCATGAAGCGCCATTAACTGACGCTCAAAAGAAAAGTAAAGACAAAAGAGTAAAAACTCAAAACAAGTACATACCTCTTACATGGAAAAACAAAAAACTTGACTCTGCAGACCTAAGAGAAGACCTTCAGCTTCTCGAAATTCCAAGCATTACAATTACTGAAAATAACCCATGGGATGCTTCCGGTTCGGCACTGATAGATAGATTTAATGCTGTTCGTCTCAGGCCCGGGATGACAATAAAACTTGGTGGGATGTCCGACTACAACGGCTACTACTTAATAGAATCTGTTTCTTTTTCAGACATATCCCCAGACCCAGTGAGTATTTCATTTAAAAAGCCTGAACCAGCTAAAGCCACAGACGTTAAGGACCTTCCAATTGGGGCACGTGGCCCTCAGGTAATTGACATAACCGACCAAATTGGAATAACGGCCAGAGATAGAACATACGAGGTAACTGAGGCTGGGTCAAAGTTCTTTAGCAAAAGAACTTACAAAGGCATATTCCCATTACCGGACGCCGACAATAGAACCAGCCGTTATCCATTAGCCACAACAGGAGTATTCGCACAGGGGAATGTAGACCTCTACGGAAGACCAGTGCTTGTATCTGGTTCTAACGTAAAGACAACACATTCGATAACTATCTATCCATGGACCGAAGCAGGGGTGAATAATGGTAAACCGTTCTCTCTTCTCCTAACACCAATATGGACAGTTGGTGGTGTCCCTGTGGAGTTAAACCAAGCCCAAACTATTGCTAAATATCAATCTGATGGAAAGTTTTTGGCAAAAGCAAGAGGAAAATCTAAAGTAGAATCTATTTTAAATGCTGGGGTTTACGGGGAGCTAATACACGGTCAACAGCAAGAGATAATGAAAAAAAAATTCCCTAACGGAAAATACGTCACCACTGCTGGGAGCGAATAATGCTTACTCCTCCACAGCCACAGACAGTACGTAGAGACAATGCCTTCTCTGTTCGCAAAGACCCGGGCGAAATATTTAACTGTATTGTTACGCGAGTAACTGCGGATGGGCGCGTTCACGTTCACGTTCCTGAACTTGGTAGCGATTTGGGCCCAATTCTTCCTCTTGATACAGACCTAACCAAGAAGTACAAAGTAGAAGACACGGTTGTTGGCACTTTCCTGACGTCAGCAATGAGTAGCTTTGTCATCTTTGGATTAAGCAAGTCATCTAATCGTTCTTCTATCCTTATTTTTGCAACAGAAGCAGAAAGAACCGCATCGCTTGGTACATCTCCAAGTACTGGAATATTCACATACGTGACTGCTACTTCCGCTGTTCAATACTGGAATGGTTCGGCATGGATGTCGATAGGTGGAGGCGTAAGAGTATCCGACACCGCACCAACGTCTCCAATGCAGGGTGATTTGTGGTTTGAATCAGACACAAGCCTTACGTTTGTTTACTACGATTCAGCATGGGTCGAGGTTGGACCACAGCCAGCAACTGGCCCCACTGGACCCACTGGACCCTCCGGCGGGCCAACAGGACCAACTGGCGTAACCGGTGCAACTGGACCGGCAGGAGCAACAGGAGCAACAGGCGCAACGGGCGCAACAGGTCCTGTCGGCCCTACTGGCATTACGGGTCCTACCGGTCCTGCAGGTGCAACTGGGGCAACCGGCCCCCAAGGGGACCCAGGATTTAATGGTCTACCTGGGTTGGATGGAGCAACCGGGCCAACTGGTCCTGCTGGAGACACGGGAGCAACGGGTCCTTCTGGTCCCTCCGGTCCTGCAGTTGTTTCTGTTGGAACAGTAAGCGACGGTGCTACTGGTTCTGTTGTAAATAGCGGAACAGCTGGGGCTGCGATACTCGACTTTGTGTTGCCTATTGGGGCTACTGGGAATACTGGCCCAGTAGGTGCCACTGGTGCAACGGGTTCCGGCTACTCGGGCGTAACATCAACAACTCAACACAATATAGCCGTTTCAGGTGTAAAAGCTTTTACACTTAACACCGCCAATAGCGCATTTACCACTGGACAAAGAGTTCGTGCTGCTACTCCATTAGCTCCAGCAAACTACGTTGAAGGCATTGTTACTGTAACAAGCACGACCTTAACAATGACAGTAGACACCACCGGTGGCGCTGGTATTTACAACTCGTGGGCATTTTCTACTGCAGGAAATGTTGGGGCAACTGGACCTTCTGGAGTCCCAGGTTCAAACGGTGTAACCTCACTAACGGGCGGTACAGGAGTTTCTGTATCTAGTTCTACAGGTGCAGTAACTGCGAGTATTGGGCAATCAGTTGCCACCACGGCAAATCCAACTTTTGGAAACATAACCGCATCAGGTTCCGGAGATACGAGTGTCAGAATTAACTCTACCAGTGGTTATGCCATTCAGTATTTTTCAATAAATGGCACCAATAGATGGCATTATGAAGTCACCCCTTCTTACCAATCGTGGGGGCTTGTTGAAACTGGTATCGCTCAACGAATGACGGTTAACGCTGGTACCGGTAATGCAACTTTTACTGGAGCCGTAACAGCTTCTGGTGCGGCATCAATGGGTGCACTCCGTAGTACTGATTTGTCGTATAACAACTCTTCCCAAAATGTGCCTATAAGATTTGACCAAATTGGTTACAATATTGGCAGCCACTACAACGCTGCCACTGGATTACTGACCGCCCCCCTTGCTGGCGATTATGCTGTTTCGTGTGGCGTTTACAATGCCGCAAACGTAGACGTAAGTCAATTATGGAGCGTACAAAATGGTGCACGAGGACCAAGCATTGCTTTGACCAGTTCCGCAAATGGCAACCTGGCCGGTTCCGGAGTATTCCGTCTGGCTGCGGGCGACACCCTGGGAATGGCCGCATGGTTTGGTGGCGCTACAGTAACAATTACGTCTAACTACTTCCATACTTTTTTGAAAATTAGATACATAGGATAGGAAATAATGAACACTTTTACAGTAACTCTTACAGACGCAGAACTTAAAGCATTGGCCCATGTTGCCTATGAGCCGCAAGACTGGATTGATAATGTTGTCCATGAACGCTGCCGTATCGCCATGGAAGAAATATTTGCAGCAGAGGTGGCCCGAATGGTTGCAGACCCGACCACGACCTCAATCCCTGCCGACCGTGAAGAAGTTGTTCTAGCGGCGGACATCAAGACAGCTAAAGAAATACACGAAGAGAACATGCTCCCCCCCGTCACACAAACACCAGACCCTATGGGATAATTGAATATGGACACTATTAAATTCCCAATTAAATTTGACACATCTGGCGTCCAGAAGCTCTATGACGGCACTTACGATTTCTACTCTCAACTATTGACAGTTGCCTTATTGACCGAGCCTCGAAGCCATCCGTTTACTCCAAGATTTGGAGTTAGCGACCCGACCTTCACAACTATAGATAAAGGCCTATTTGTTCTCAATGCTTCTCGTTTTGTCCCAGAAGTTGAAATAACATCACTTAACATATCGGAAGACAATGGGACAATAGGTGTTCAGTTTTCTTTTGTAATAACGGAAGAGTAAATCCATGCCAGCAGATTTTTCACAATACGTAGACCTAACTATCTACGACAAAGAGCCAGGCGACATGTACTTGGAAGCCATAGAGATGGCTCGCTTAACCCTGCCCGAATTCTCCCTTAGAACAGGAACTGTAGAAGACGCCATATTCCAGGCGATGGCATGGATTGGTTGGGTTAACGCAACCTCTGTAAATAGAATCCCGGACAGATTAATGGCCGGAATACTTTCAATGATGGGCGTCACCATTAACTTGTCGTCTTCAGCGCAAATGAACATTACCGTCACGGCCGACTCCTACGAAGGTGCGACTATCCCGGTCGGAACAGTATTCGGATACACCAGTATTTTTGAAGACGAAGTAATCGAGTATGTATTTATGACGGTTGAGGCGCTTGAGATTGCAGCAGATGAATCACCTGCTCCTGGTGACCCTTTCCCGTCAGGGGTCGTTCTTGCTGAATGTATAACCCCAGGAGTTATTCCGTCAATTACCCCGGCAACTCCGTTGACCCTACTCACCCCGTCGACTTCTATTATTAGTGCAGAATCCAGTTCTGGTGTAAGCACCTCTGGCGCACCTCTTGCATATTTCCAAAATGGAGTAAATAACGAAACATCGTCTGGTTTCCTATCTAGGGCGGTTTCGTATCTGTCATCTCTTTCGTCAACATTGGTTAAAGCCAGCCAGGTTGATTCATTCGTTGCCAATACATATTCTGGTTTAGTTGGACGAGTTCGCACATACGACTTGACAGATGGTGACCCAGACACTGGAGACATCGCAACAAGTAAAACCAAAACAATTACAAACGTTTCCAGAGTTGTATCCCCCAGTCAAATTGCAACAGTAACAATTGGCTCCAATCATCAGTTCCAAGCAGGAGACAGGGTTGATATTTCTGGATTAACAAATACCACATACAACGGTGTTGGTATTGAATTAACGAGTGTTAGTGCAACAACTATATCTTATGCCAATTCTGGTTCTATACAGACTTCTACTGCTGACTCTGGAACCGTCACTAAGGGAATTGAGTCAGTTGGAAATATTGCTGTTTTTGTTTACGGAAACGGCGACTTCGTGGATACGTTGATTCAAATACCGGACATACAAAGCGCAATCATTGACAAAGCACTTCCGGGTCTTATCGTAAACGTGAGCAACTTTGAACTTCTTTCCGCCACGATTGTTGCGTCGGTTGTTCTTGATTCAAACTACGACCAGGAACCACTGGAGCAAACAGTAGAAAACTCGATTATCGAGTACCTGAGTCCTGGTGTTTACCCAACTTCGGAAGACGTCCTTAGGGCCAATCAAATCATTGCTTTGATTAGTGCTATCCCAGGCGTTAGATACGTTTCATCATTCGCGCTAACCCCAGGAACCAGTAACTGGCTTCCTCAGATTGATGAAAACTTAGAACCAGCAAACAAGGGATGGGCTCCAAGAATCACGCCCGGCGATTTAACTATCTCATACACGGTGGTATAGCCGTGGCGAAAACTTTTAACAGGCTTTCTCAGTTCAACGGCCTAGAGACAAACGACAGGCTTACCGGTCTTTCTATACCGCTAACAAGCAATGCTTACCCTGTTGTTCAGTGGTCTATTGACGAAGACGTGTCCTATACAGAAAACCACCTAGTTTTAAAGATTCTTAAAACTTATCTACCAAGCATCGACGACCCGATAACCGTCTCGGGTATAGCGTTTGAAGATGTTGCCGGGTACACCCCAATTAGCACCGACCCAAACCCAGTAGCACTAAACAAAAACTACAGAATTGTAGATATAGATATAGACTCAGACCCTACCCATTACTACCTTCACTGCGAAACCGAACTGGACTGGTCGATGGGTGAAATATTCTCTACCCCCCACGGCTCGTATGCGGTATCTGTTTATTTCCTGTATCCCCAGAGATGGGAATGTGACGGTGGAACAATATCTACAGTTGCAGATACTTTTGACGTAAAGTCCAGATACGCAATAAAAATAAACCCTTCAACATCTGGGCCCGTAACCCTAAGACTAGTTGGCCACAGCCCCATGCTTCTTGAAGACAACGGCAAGGACTTTTCTTTTAACGGCAAAATTTACTGCACAGAGCAAACTAGTGTTATGTGCAGGCTTGTTTACTCGGAATGGATTGGCGTAGAAGAAGAAGAGCCCGGTTTTGCAACTATTTATCCAGGAAGATTTGCCGCGTTTAGAAGCAACGTGGAAATGCTGCCTTTATCCGAAGAAGATACTTATGGTTTTGACGTAATAATTACACTGACTAATCATGGTGGACAAGTCGTGTATCTAACTTCTCCGCACTTAATAGAAGACTTTCTTTACTATTCAAACCCATACGTTTATAGCGCTCGCAGTTCTATGCCTGACTTTTACTGGGAGATGGACTCAAACCAAACAAACCCATCAGCTCCATTGCATAGGTTTATTGACTGCCTGATGACCGGCGCTAGTGATGTTTACGAAGAATACCTGCGCATTTATCACTACGAACCTAGACAACTAGGAATACTTGCAGAGCAGTACGAATCAAACGACACCCACAGTACTTTGGTTAATCCACAATATGTTGACTCAAGGTACGCTCCGTGGCTTTCTCAGTTCAACGGCCACAGACTAAAGAAGAATATTAAATACCTGTACAACGGCTTAACGGACACTACATACGCGACAAACCAAGACATGTTTACGTCTACTGGGGCAGTTGAGTCTTATGTTCGGTGGCAGCTTTCCAATGGCTACTACGGTCGAGCAGCAGGGACAACCGAAGCAATTAGAGAGGCCGCCAAACAGGTGCTTCACTACACAAAAAACGGAAATAACTCAACCTATTTTGTTTCGATAACCGCCCACTACCAGAGCGACCCTTTCAAAATTCTGATTCGCACCCTACTGAATGAGACCTTTGACTGTGAATCAAATGGTGACGAAAGCTACGCATTGCTTGACGCAGTAGAGATGGCAAAACCTATGGGTTACAAGATTTATCACGAGGCCGTAGCTGTTGTTGAGTTTAGAATCGGCGACGTAATCCCGGGAACAAAAACAGACGGAACCGAGCTCCCAGGAAACCCAATAGGCAACACCTCGGACGGCATGTACCCACTAGGAAACGTCGTCCCCAATGACGCAACAGGAACCCCTGAATCAGGAATAGTTATTGCCTCGGTGACCTCAGCGGCGTTCACCATGCTGGCCGGCGATACGTCGGTAACGATTACGCTTACTGGTGGAACGTTTAAAGCTGGCGCAATAGTTGCAGGCGATTTCACGTTTGCAGGCACGGACGCAACGGCTTTAGCGGCCGGAATATTCACTAGAACTGGTAACACTGTTGTGACAATTACTGGCCTTAGCGGGCTTGTCGGAACGGACAATACCGTGCTCGTCAAGACTTCTACGCAAGCAACTCAGGCAAGTGCCGTTGTTGGCGCAGGAACTACATAACAAATCAAATTGCCTTAGATGGTAAAATTAGAGCAATAACGGAGGAAAAATGGCTGGCGCAGGAATAAAGAAGTTCACGGTGGGGGAAACCCTTTCGGATGCTGAGATTAATACATACCTCATGGACCAGACCGTCCCTGTTTTCGTAAACGCTGCAGCCAGGGACTCGGCTTTTGGTGGGGCAGGAGAACCAACCCTTTCCGAAGGACGTCTTTGCTACCTACAAAGCACCAAAAAGGTTCAATACTACAACGGCGTTACGTGGAGCGACTCTGGGCAGTTCACCGTTGCTGACGGCGATATTACTACAGACAAGCTATATGGGGTTGCCGGTTCAGAGGCGGTAACAACAGCAAAGATAAGAAACAGTGCTATCACTACGGACAAGCTAGATGGAACCGCCCTATCCGAAGCCGTTACTACGGCAAAGATTAGAAATGGTGCTGTCGATTCAAGCAAGCTTGCATCAAACCTGACGCTTACTGGAACAACCGTAATTGCGGCTACAGGAAAAGTTCAGCAACTTTTGGAAAAAGCTGTTTACTCAGCTACTCCACTTACCACTACACCGACAACGCTCATCAACGTAATAAACGGAGCCGTCTACTATTACTACGCCGAATCAGCCCTTGATTTCTCAATAAACATTACCGCCACAACAACCGGAGTTGCAGACCTTAACGCGCTTATGTCGGTTCAGGAAGCGCTGACCATTGTTGTGTTTACTGCACAAGGTGCTGCTGCAAAAAGACTGACAGCCATAACAGTGGACGGTCTCACTTCCGGCATTCCGGGTACACCGGGCGTACAAGTTGGGGTTCGTTGGTTTGGTGGAGTTTCCTACCCATCGGGAAATGCAAGCTCTGTTGACGCCTACACAATTACCATTCTCAAAACCGGTACTAACGCTTTCGAAGTTTTTGCTAGCCAGTCCTCATTTAAGGCATAACAATGCCTCTTCTTGGAGCTAGAGCTACAGCCTCTAGGGGATATTTTGGTGGAGGGACCAAACCTGGTGCACCCATAATTACCAGCTCTACGCAGGGTGTTGCTTCGTTATCTATTGCTTTTACTGCTCCAGTTTTTAACGGCGGCCTTTTAATTAGCAAGTATGAATACGCTGTTTCGATAAACAACTCCACATGGACTACGTTCGCTACTGCTGTTTCGGGAACTAACCCACCAACATCTCCGGTGACTATTTCTGGTTTAACAAACGGGCAGCCGTACTACGTAAAACTTAGAGCAGTCAACGGTCTAGGTTTTGGACCGGATTCAAACGTCTGGAGCACGACCACCACTCCAAGAACAACGCCCGATGCACCAACACTAACTTCTGTTACTCGTGGTTTTAGAAGACTCACTGCGGCATTTACGGCCCCAGCTTTTAACGGTGGAAGTGCAATAACAGACTATGAGTACTCAATAAACGGAGGTACGACATGGGCATCAATGGTGCAGGCAACAACTGCTGATTATCCGATTACTGGTCTCTCCGACTTTACGTCCTACGATGTGCGTGTGAGAGCCATGAACGTAGCTCCAGGCGGAGGAACGCGCAGCGCCTTAATAAACGCTTACACTGCTGGAATCCCAGGAACCGTAACTGGCGTTAGTGGAACATCCAACGCTAACGCAGCGTCCGTGGTTTCATGGACTGCGCCAGATGCAAACGGTGACGGGATAGATGACTACACGATTCAGTACTCAACTACTTCAGACTTTTCTTCTGATATAAATACTTTTGCCCATACGGCATCCGCTGCTACTTCACAATCTATTCCACTCACAAACGGAACGACTTATTATTTTAGAGTTAAAGCAGTAAACGCAGTTGGTTCATCCCTTGACTGGTCAGCTATTTCGGGAGGTGCAAGACCAGCAATTATTGCAGGAATACCAACTTCGATTACTCAAAGCTCAGGAAATGGCTCTTACACAATCGGATGGACAGCCCCAACGGGCACTCCGCCATTCTCTTATGTTGTTCAAATAACCACCGCAAACGAGACCGCATGGGACACGGCAAAAGAAGTTACCGTAACGTCTCTTAGTAAAACCTTTACTGGCCTGTCTAACGGTTCTTCTTACCGAGCCAGAGTTTATGCTTACAACGCTGCGGGAGCAACTGCTCCGTATTGGGTTGAAAGCACGGCGCAAACGCCATCCACGGTTCCTGACAACGTCGCAACTCCTACATCGTCTGCAGGAGATAGATTCTTTAAAATTGACTGGGTAGCACCAACAGGAACTGGAACTGGTGGCTCACCAATAACAACGTATTGGGCTCAATATTCTACTGACAATGTCAATTGGGTAGGGACTGTGGATGTTGGAAACGTTCTTACCAAAACATGGACCAGCAATGGTACCACTTTCAAAAATGACGGAACAACTTATTATGGACGTGTTATAGCATTTAACGTCAGAGGCAATAGCGTTGCATGGTCGGCTGGGTCACCTGGAAGAGCGCCAGCAATGGTTATTCCAACAATGAACTGGGTTGATTCTTCAGCTACAAAATATTCAGACTGGAGCATGTCCTGGTCTGGAACAACTGGATATACGTACCAAACTCAGAAGTATTACACCTCATGGGCAGACTTCGGGGGCTCACAAAGCGGTTCTGGTGCAAAAACAAGCGACTCGTTTACTGTTGGGTATGGGGCGTCTGTTTATGGCAGAGTAAAAGTAACGGACCCTGATGGTGTTGTTGATTACACGAACCAAAGGTATGTTACCGCCGGAAGAGCTGCCGGTTCAGATACCGACACATATAGCTGGAATGACTGGGTGTACACAAACGGAACTGCTACCGGGAGTGTCATTGCTTCCAATCGGAGCTACGATACTGAGGAACAGTTTAACGGAGAATCCTCCACAAATGTCTATCCCATTTCGTACCCTCACGTTTTTGATGACAACACCGACGGAACGCTTGGCTCCACCAACGGTAACATAGTCTATGTTTATGCCGTAAGAATAAGAATGACCCGTGCCAACAGTGAGGTATTTGACCTCACAGCCAATACTCAAACTAACACAACTGGAAGAAAAGTTTTCTTCTATGGTCCTGGAAGTCTCGGGATGCGCCTCTGGAAACAGACCGATGGTACACCAGTGGGCCAAAGCTGGGGAACCCCAGACCAAACAGTCAACTCCTTCTGGACCGGAACGGCCCAAAAGGAGCACACATGGAATGTCGACAATACCGTTACCGGTAACGTACTTGTTAATGGCGTGCGCTGTTTGCGAGCTCCCGGTAATGAATGGTTTATATCCGGGAGCAATGCCGCTGGAACTGTATACTCCACCAACTGGGGTACCGTTGTGAGCGGTGCAGCAACAACCGTAGCGCTCACCGTGTATTATTTCCGTGCCACCAGGACATTCACTACATACGCCAATGATTACGGCGCAACAAATTCAACCTATGGCTGATAATGTTTTGTCATGCGTGAACAAATAGGCAAAAACCAAAAATCTAGTCCTACTGACTTTTTAAAATCAGATACAGAATTTGCGCCGACTGCACTTCAACGCGAGCGTTACTCAATCTGCAAGGAATGCCCAGAACTTACGAAAGTTACAAAGCAATGCAAGCAATGTGGTTGTTTTATGAACTTAAAAGTGAAGCTTGGTCATGCAGTCTGCCCACTAGGTAAGTGGTGATTTCAGCTCGTAGAAACCTTTGCCCCACAAAGTCATAAGGCGAGTGAAGTACTTTTCATAGAGAAGCGCATTTGTTTCCAAGCCGAACCTATCGACCGCATACTCACGAATGGCCTTGCGGTCCAAGCTCGGTGCCGCAACTGCTGCGTCAATGAATTCCTGCAATGTCCTGCAGCGAAAGCCGTTGACCCCATGAACTACGTTTTCGGGAAAAGCGCCCCAATCGGTTGTGATAACCGGAGTGCCACAGGCCATCGCCTCAGCCACAACTAAACCAAAAGGCTCGGTGTAAATAGTTGGCACAAATGAGGCAATTGCCCCACCCATGAGCCTTGCTCGCTCTTCGGTTCCAACCACCCCAACATACTCTCCGTAAGCAGGCGGAGTTCCCTGTCCAGCGACCACCAGACGCTTCCCAAGGGCCTTACAGACGTCTGCGGCTATCTGATAGCCCTTTCGCTCTATAAGGCGTCCTATGAACAAATAGTAGTCATCTGGGGTTTCCCTGAATGGGAAGTCATTGATGTCCACATGGCCCGGAATTACGTCGTCATAGAACTGCCCGTCTACGTCATGTGGGTTGGTGACCGCTGCTCCGTAGCAGACATGCATCCATGCGTAGGACTCAAAAACCTTGTATTTGGCAAAGATGCCACCATAGCCAACCTCAAACTCCACGGTCATATTGTTGGGAAAGGCGTCGGCTACTCCCTTGTGTGCCAGCCCGCCAATAACGCAAATAAAGTCTTTTGGTTGGATTCTTTTACCTATCTCGGCAATGATGTTCTTATTCATATTCTGCCAATGGGGCAAGGAATAGTCAAAAGAGGCGAGAGTGTAGTGGTTCCCGTTTAAGGACTGAAGACGCTCTTCTTCGGTGATGCACATAACGTGCTCAGTGCAGGGGGCTTCATTAAACTCCCCGCTGTACAAGAAAACTTCATGACTCAAAGACGTCATCATTATTGCAAACTTACGGACATTCTCCGTAAACGCACATGACGTAAATTCTTTTGTCGTATTTGTGTGGGGGAGGCTAATTAGGTGAAATCTCATTTATGACCTCGATTAAACATTTCTATCACGGCATTAGAACTGATGATTTGAAATGCCCGACTTTAACCGCAGTGTCAACAACCGCATCAAAACCTGCATCTTTGGCTCTTTTAAACATTGCCGTATCTTCTGAAGTGACTATTCTCTTCATTACCCTTCCGTCGCTCGTTATGGTTTCTTCTTCTGCGTCGGCAAAATATGGGTTGTGGATGTTCTCGAAGACGCCCTGCTTGAAGCATACAAACCCAAAGCCGGCAGCATCTATGTTTACGTACTTTACGCTGGTGTTAAAATCTTCCATCTTTGCAAACCTGTAATCAAATATTGAGGCTTCCGAATCGTTGGCTGTTTCTTCCAAAATCTGCTGAGGGCTCTTCTTCACGACAACAGACAGGCTTCCGTCGCCCCTAATTACATAAATTCCACTAGTAATCGTGTGTGGAGATTCAATAAGCGAACAAAAATCAGACACAGACCATTCGATGTCGCTATCTATCCAGAACATGTGGGTGTAGTCAGGGTGCTCAGTGAGGGCGCGAAATGCCAACTTGTCACGCAGTTGACCAACATGGGCTCCGCTTTCGTGAAGAAAGCTTAGTTCTATATTGTTTTGCGAACAGTATTTAACCGTGTCAAAAAAAGACCTTACATAACATGGGGAAAATTCTCGGGCAGGAGTGACGATAACGACATTCCTATTGCTCTGAATCATCTGTCAAATCTTTGCTTTGGGCTTCCGTCCATGTGAACTCGGTTTTTGGTTCCTCAAACACTTCGTGGTTAATAGTATTTACTGGCGTGTCGTCAGTATTTTCCTCAAAGTCCAAACTCGTCGTGACAAAACAGCTAATTATCCACTTGTCCGAAGAATAAGGGACCAATCCCATGTGTGGGTGAGTCCAACTTGTAGGAAACAAAACAATTTTACCGATTTCCGCATCGACAGAACAATCATGAATTCTAAAACTTGTCCCCCCGCCATCGGTAACGGTATTTAGGTAGACGACGACAGCTAAAACTCTTGTGTGGTTTTTGCCGTTTTCGTCCGGCCTTGGATAGTCCCATGGTAAACCGTCGACATGCTCTCTATAGAAACCGTCATTTTTAAAGTACCTCTGAATTCTTAATCCAGTAATGTCCAGATTCGGGACAGACCAGAATTGTGGAAACATTTGGATGTAATCATTTATGCACGACCATATGCGCGCATAGAGGTACTCACTGACTGCCGCATACTGGTGGTAATACTTGGTGGAATCAACCGTGTATATATTTGGGTCCATCAACCCAGTGTCCATACAGCGTTTAATGCCTGTATTCACGCCACCTATAGTCGGCCCCTGAGTAAAAAAGCCAACGTTTAAAAAATCTTCCAAAAGGTTAGACACTAAAGATTCACATCTTTCTGCATCTAGAGCCTCCTTGTATTCGGCTATATATGAATATTTTCCAAGAGGAAAAGATGCTTTGGTTAATCCCATTTGCGTTGTTCCTTTCTGTATTTGCCCCTGCGCCAACTAGGGAGAAGAGGAATTGGTCCACCAAAACCTCTTTCGTAAATAAGCTTAAATACGTTCTCGTCACCAACGTGCATTTTTGAAACATTATCAGAACGTTTAAAAAAAGTCATTTGGGCAATAGGGGTCCCCTGAGGAATGTAGAACTCTTTGTCCGTCAACACGTTTAAAATTATATTGACCGTATGGTAATAATCCGTGTTTATTACTCCCGGGATTACGTCAAACTCGGGCCTTGGATTAAGAAGCGAACCAGTCAGAATGCTTGAATATCCTTTTGGCGTCATAAAGCAAAACGGATTCCCAAGCTTTATGTATTGCCCTTCGCCAACAGATGGGTTTCTTCTTTCCGTAAACGGACAGTCCCCTGTTTGTTTTCTTTCAAAATGCTGTATTGAGCCCATAATTTTTATGTTTTTTCTGTCGACATTAAACTCAGACTGAATGTCAATACCATTGGGATGAGGCCTTACTCGTAGGTCGGCCCACAATGGGATGGTCACACCGTTATGCATCAGGTCTTGTCCGCCAGGGCAATACCTATAACCGTCCTCTAGAGGGGTTTTGGTCGTCCAGTCGTCTTTGGAGAACTTGTTCATGTAGGGCATAATATCTTCATCGCCTAACAACCTATTGTCTTCTGCGGTTATTAATATTTCCCCTGGCTTCAACTTGGGTAACTGGTTTACCCTGGATACGCCATCTAGATAAACAACATTTTTAGAAGATTTCATGGTGGTATACGGTTTCAAGGTTCATGTTTGATTGTCTTATTTCGGAGAGACTAGATGAAGCATAGTGCCGATTCTGATAATAATCAAGAGACCGAGAACATGATTCCTTTGTTATCAAACCCTGCCCTTGCGCCACATGCCAGAAGTGCGCTATCTGAAAAAGTTCATATCCACTCTGAGGGACGTCATTGGTGGAAGGGGGCCTTTCTGACCACAACTCTAAGAGCTCGGAAAGCAAAGGGGACCTTGGGGCACTTGCTGCGTCTTTCCAGAAACTGGTATCCCTTCTGTCCGATATGTAATGCATGCTCACCATGGCTATGAGGTTCTCGTGAAAACTTTCCATAATCGAATTGTACTTTCGGGAAAGAGACGTAGAGCCGGGTTTGAAAAATGGAATAAAACTAGATAGCGCCTTAGCCTGCTGAATTGCCGTAGAAATACTCGTAGCCTCAAGTGGCTCCATAAAAGAACTGCTCAACCCAATGGCAACACAGTTGTTTACCCACTGCTTACTGGTGTACCCAGGATTAAACTTTATAACTCTTGGCTTATCGAGAACATGACCAGTGACTTGTTCTATCTCTTTTATTGCTTGCTCTTCGTCTAGATGACCAGATGAGAAGACGTAACCATTCCCACGTCTTTCCTGGGTAGGAATCTCCCACATCCAACCAGACGACATGGCGATAGCCCTGGTGTACTGCCTTATCAGACCGTTCGGGTCAGGTTTTGTCGGGAAAGGTATAGCCGTATCCGTAAGTAAATATCGTGATGCATCCACCCATTTGGCTTCGTCAAAATTCTTAATTAGGAACTTTGAAAACCCCGAAGCGTCTATCCAGAAATCAGAATAATATGTTTCTGAATTTGACGCAACCGACTGTATGTACCCGGTTTCATCAATCAAAGAAGAGACTAAGTCATCTATGAAAATCTTTATATTTTTCCTGGAACAAATTTTTTGAAGATAATGATTCAGCTTAAATGTGTCAAAATGATATTGATTTGTGTTTCTATGGATATGTTCTGATTTGACTACTTTTGTTTCAATAAACCCAGGATGAGTTATTGTGTTGGTGAGCAGCTTGCCTTGCTCATGAATGTATTCATACAGAGGTATGTTTTCATTTTTAATAAAATAACCACTAATACTGTGAAAATAATCAGGAGTGTGATTGGTCCATTTCTCAAACCGAATACCAAGTTTGTGCGTAGCGGCAGTTTCCCTGACCATCTCATCAATGTCTATTCCTGCTATTTCAACAAAGCTATGCCAATGCTCCGTACTACCTTCGCCAACTCCAATTATGCCAATAGTTTTTGACTCAATAATTGAAACGTCAAGCAAGGGAAGCTTGCTTTTTAGAACTATCGCCGCAACAAGACCAGCAGTCCCTGCCCCTACAACCATAACCTTCATGAGCTACCTAAGCCATGTTACGAAGGCATACTTGATGCCAAAATTGTTTTCCTCTACGGGGTGAGCTGTATGTCTATACAAATAGTTTGACGGAAACAAAACCATAGAACCAGCAGAGGGAGAAACCTTTATGCCGAAATAATCAAACTCCAATTCGCCTCCGTTGAAGTCGTCATTAAACCACCCGACACAGCTAAGAATGCGACCATTTTCCGAGCCGTAATCACAATGAGAACTGTATTCTCCACCGCTTGGGTATTTTAATACTCTGTATCCTTCGTCGGTAGACAGCTCAAGGCTGTACTTATCACGATAATGATAAACCGCTGCGTCTATGTTCTTGAATATTTTTTTCCAGAGTACTGCTGCCGGTTTCATTCTTGGAATATTTTCTATTTTGTTAGCTTGCAGGGGGTTCAACTCCATTTGTACAGACATTCTGTACGATGAAATTTTACCGTTGTCAGTTTCTGAATTTTCCCACATCAAGTATGGCCAGTCTTCTTTTGACTCAGATTCAATAAGTTCTATGATGTTTTCAGGTGAAAATATGTTTTTGTACATAATTACGCCAGGGGCCAACTCTACTATTTCTGAGCTTTCTATAATTTCGTTAACAGACATCATCATTTACCGTAAAATCAAAAGTGTGAATAATCTTATCTTTATACCAAACGCAAATAGCACAATCTCCCGGCGCACCAAAATTAAGCCCAAAATGAATAGAATGCCTATTTATTTTTTTTACATCTAGAAATCTGTGCCCATTTGGCTCTCCCACAATGTAGAGAAAAAGACTAATTTTTACATCATCATCAAATACGAGAAATTCGTTTTTGTAATCAATCCGAATTAATTGATTTACCTTGACAGGAGAATGAGAAAACTTTATTGAATGCTCTGTTGGGATAGAAATCGGACGAGGGGTGTCTCTGTCAAAAATCAAATCTTTGGTTCTCTCGTTGTCGCCGATAAGTATGGGGGCGACGTGGAGTCTAGATAATTCCTCTGCTGTGGGAAGCATTTCTTCTGTTGGACAAAAAATTACTGTATCCATAAATAGACACAATAGCAGTTAATTCTTTATTCCGCCTGAAGTCGAGCAAGGCTGGCCCGTGTAGTCTTTATTCCTACAACCAACATTCGGAAATGAGTTGAATACATATAAGACTCGCCGTCTTCAGGAACTTCAAAAGTATCCATGTCTACGGTGAGAGGGTCTATCCCTGACTGTATGCAAGTTGTGAAAAAATTAGAGTACGCGGTCTCTAGCGCTTTGGTAAGGAGATTTACTGTTTCTTCTGTCGTTATTTCGTCTCTTAGTTCTGGCATTTTTCCTCTTTAAGCGTTAATTATTATTTTTGTACTAGAAGACAAGGATTGAGTAAGCCCCCATGAATCAGTAACAACAATTATACCGCCTTCTAGGCCGGTAGAACCAGCGTTACCCATGGTCCCCGCTAGACCATTGGTGCCAGCATTGGGTGCTCCATTGGTTCCGGGGTTCCCAGGGTTGCCTGCACCACCAACCGTTCCTGCGTTACCGGCAGCTCCAGGATTTCCTGCTGCGCCTCCGTGTCCAGTTCCGTTATTCCCATGATTACCTGCTACGCCGGCGTTGCCGGCAGTTCCATGGTTCCCTGCTGTTCCTGCTGCGCCGTTATGCCCATGACCATTTGTACCAGAATTACCGGCTGCGCCACCATAACTGGTCGCAACAGCATTCTGCCCGTAGTGGGTGTTATGGTTATGCCCTGCACCGTGTCCGTTGAATTCATTATGTCCTAAACCTATGAAAAAGTGGTTGACGTTTGCTGGGTTTGCGCCACGAGGCCATGTTCTGTTTGCGGGTGCACCAGTATAGTGAAAAGCATGTTCGGTCGAGTTTCTCCATGAATGTCTAGGAAAATGTGCACTGTTTGATTCGTTAGCAGGGCGACCACCGGAACCACCAAATGTTCTCATATGACTATAACCTGAGACATGGAACGCATGGGCGTTGGAAGCAGCATTGGGGTTTCCTGCCTGCGAGACATACTGGTAATAAGTGTCATTTACTCCCGCATTGCCAGCTGCACCTGCAGTGGCCCCAGTTCCGTTAGCGGCCCCCGTTCCTGCTGTTCCATTTGTTCCTGCGTTGGCTACTCCAGGGTTTGCTCCGCCTGCGGTGGCACCGCTTCCGCCGTGGCCTCCAGTTCCTACGTTTCCGGGGTTTCCTGCATTGCCTGGGACGAGAGTTCCCACAACTCCGGCCCCACCGGACGTAGCACCAGTCCCTGCAATCCCAGGATTACCTGACGCACCTGCAGTTCCATGAGAACCAACCCCGCCAGGTTGTCCAACATTAACAACAGAGCCAGAGCCAGAAATATATTTAGCCACAATCAAAACAACGGGTCCTCCTCTTCCTCCCGTGCCACTTACTCCAGGGTTTCCTGCGTTGCCTGCGGCTCCAACAGTTCCAGCGTTGCCCGCTAAACCTGCCGCACCAAAATGTCCTGCGTTGGGCGCACCACTGTTTCCTGGGTTACCTGCATTGCCTGCGTTTCCTGCCGTACCGGCATTTCCTGCTGCACCCGCGTGTCCAGTTCCGCCATGTCCTGTTCCGTTGGTTCCTGGATTGCCATGGTTTCCTGCAGTGCCTGCGTTCCCTGCTGCACCATTGTTGCCGTGGTTTCCGGCGTGCCCATAACCATAAAGACCATAAGAATTGTGTGTGTTGCCGTGGTTCGAACCAGACGGAATGTGTATTCCACCAGCAGTAGCTCCCGTTCCTGCCGCTCCTGGGTTGGCCCCACCAGCACCTCCTGCGGTAGCTCCACTTCCTCCGTGCCCACCAGTACCGTTACTGCCACCTGTTCCTGGGTTTCCTGCATTTGCTACTCCAGCTCCTCCAGCACCACCAAGGTTTGCTCCAGTTCCAGCAATTCCAGGATTGCCTCCCGTGCCAGGATTTCCTGCAACCCCTGGAACTAGGGTTCCTGGATTTCCTAGCGTGCCACTGGTTGCACCACTTCCATCTGCACCCTTGTCGCCACCAGAAAGCACACGAATCGAACCAGCATTATCTACAAAATAACCACGAATTGATTTTTCCAAATCATTCAGTGTTGCCAGGTCGATTGGATTAGCTGAAGTCTGACTCAAGCTGTAAGTAACAATAGAAGCAGCCCCACCAGCCACTGTTCCTGACGGGATTAAGGACGTATGCGAAAGAGTGGCTCCGATGGTTCCGTTGTTGGTTAAGGTCCCTTTAACAAAGACTCGAAAGCCGTTTGTGATTACAGTGCAACCGCTGTTGACCGTTAGGTTTTCGTAGTACATGTCTCTGGACAAAACAGTTGGAGTTCCAGTGTTTGAAACAATTACAGTTCCGTCTGTCCCTTGTCCATACACAGAGTCGTTTCCAAGTCTCTGTGTGTACTCTTTAGATTCCGTACCAGGTCTAAACCTGACAACTCCAATTCCCATTGTTATACCAACTGCATGTAGTTATAAGTACCAGTATTCGCTCCGGTTACATCTGTAGAGACATTGCTCGGCAAGGAAGAACCGCTAGAAATAACAAGAATTACTCCGCCGCCGCCAGGAGAGGTTGCTGGTGCCGCAATTTTAGCATTCACGGATACTGCTGTAGAAACAATGTAGCGAGCAGCGATTATTACTACTCCTCCGCCTGCCTGCCCTGTTCCGCCTGCTCCACCGCGAAGAAAAGTTGGTCCACCAGACGCTGTAATCGAATATCCGCGAATTGCTTGAATTGGCTGTTTGTAGTACTCAACCCCACCCATGGCGGCAGTTGGTGGCGTAGCGGTGTAAGTAGCCAAAGCGTTCCCGCCGAGACTATGGGTTACTGAAGTAGCAGCGGCTCCGCCTTGCTCTATGGAGCCTGCAGTCGAAAACCCAGTCGTGTAACCGATTACTGAAGCCTCGCCAAGACTTAGCTGTCCCTTTACCAATATCCTGTAACCAGCCGGGTCTAGACGAATAGACGTATCGATAGATAATGAATCAAGAAACAAGTCTCTGGTCATTGTAAAAACAGAAGAAGAATAAGTTAACCCAAGAGAAGCAGAGTACGTTCCTCCACTCCCAGACGTTGTTGACAGAACTGCAGCACCATCGGCCCCTGTTCCGTAAATGGAATCAGGAGCGTCAATGAAAGCCGAGAAGGCCGTCAACACTGGATATCTTGATACTCCGGCCATGACTAAAGGGTGTAGCCGTTTACCGTTACCGTAATAGCGGCATTCTCACTGACAAAATAAATAATGTCGTCTAGGGCTAGAGAAGTGTTCGTGTTGTAAGTAATCGTCTCTTTAGGGGAAACGCTCATTTGTGACAAGATTCTTTGCGCAGCAACATCGCTGGATACGGTATTAGCGGCGACACCTACTGTTATCCAGTATGCGGTACTTGCGCTTGTGTTGCAGATGATTATCTGCTTTACTACTCCGGCAGCCGTGGCTGTATAGGCACCTGTAGCCCCAGAACTAAAAGTTGTAACGGTGGCCTTGGGACCGAACCGATAAGGAACTACTGACATTTAGATGACCTCCATGAGAAATATTACTTCAGTATCGTCTGCACGCACGTTAGTCGGGCCACTTGCTCCGGGGACTCCAGACGAACCTACAGGACCAGTTGGGCCTGAAGGACCTTCAGGGCCCTGGGTCCCACCAATCCCAACATTGAGTGCCCACTTGCCGTCCGTGTACGACCAGGTTTTGCCGTCAACTGTAAAGTTGTCACCGGGAGCAGGGGAGTTGGGAAAATCGATAGCCATGCCTGCAATTATACCCTGAACTGATTGAGGGGAACCATAAGAAACAAGGTGGCAATATAATGCCAATTGAAGAAATCAAAAACTATGGTCGTTACGCTTCCAACGCTGCTTTAGCAGCTAGGTATGCTGCTCTCTGCTCATTTTGGTCATACACGGGAGCGTCATAAGCATC